TTGCTTGCTTTAGCCTTAAGAGCCTCGCCAGCTTCTGCGATTACCGCTTTAACGGCATCGATTGTTAGATTTTCCATGATTCAAATTGTTTTTTAAGTTCGTTAATTGTAATTATATCTACGGCTTCGGCTTCTTTAATTTCCAAAGTAGGCGAGGCTGGCTTTAGAAACTCCAAAAGTGATTTAAGTTGATTTTCTAGTTTTTCAAGTGTTTCATCGGTTGCATCTGATGTCTTTACAAACTTCTCAAGTCTGTCAAGATATTCGAATGCGTCTGCTTCGCTTTTAAGGTCAATAAAGGTAGTTTCAGGATTAGCGCCCAAGAATTGGACTGCTGAGCCTTCATACATCATTACTTCCTTAATTAGGTTCGCTTTAGCCTGTTGGTCGAACTGCTCTTTAATAGTTCTAAAGCCAAACGAATGCTGGTTGATTAGTTCGCTCTCAATCATCTTCTGAAAGTCAGCTCCAGCGGCATGGCTACCAATTTTAGCCTCGTAACGCAATCCTTTATTGTCTTCGTAAAGATTGTTGATTTTTGCGACAACTTTGTTTTTATCGTGATCTAGCAAATACTTAATTAACTGCTTTCCTTGAGGGCCACGCTCCATTACAGTCTTGGTAAACGCTCCAGCCTCAATAATATCGCCATCGAGGTCTTTGTTACCGAAAACAGCAAAGTAACCTGAGACAATCCCTTGTTTCATGTCGCTATCTGTAAAGCCTTGGTTTAATCCTTTTTTTACAAAACCCATATCGCTAGTTTTTTCTAATTCCTTTAATTTATTCCTGCTCCAAGTTAAAGCAGCCCTACCCCCCCATGCATCGTACATCAACAGCCCACAACCATCAGAATAAGATGATGAAGATTCTAAATCAACTTCATGTCTGCTAAGATAGCTAAACATTCTTTTAATCGTATCAACCGAAATAGCCTCACCGTTTGCAAGCTGATTTGCCCTTTGCTTTCCGACCGGAGTACCACATGGCCCCCATCCGTTCTCATCAACGTATTTCAAAACTCTTTTGGCATTATTTCTAACCGCCTCGGGATAATCTGAATATGTTTGCTCAGCTTTCTCTAGCATTGCTTATTCGTTTAGACAAATATACAAATAAATAAAATTAACAAACAAAACTGCTCATAGAACAAAAGTATCCTTAAAATACCTTCTAGCATAGGATTCTGAAACGTAAACAACTACACATGAGCAGTTTATAGTCTGAGCAGCTCCTCCGTTTAAATCTCCAGGCTTATCCATTAATACCTGAACTCCATTCGTAAAAAACACAAAAGGCTGATCAAATCGTATCGGTTTATTCTGTGCTTGTATGTGCTGAATCCTTGGCTCCTTAGCACCTCCATGAATCCATATCTTCCATAGCTGAGTTCCTGTCTGATTTGCCCAATCTTGAGCCGAACGCCTCTTTCCCTCATTGTAAGCTCTTGTAGCTTCAGTCCTAGCAATTGCCCTAGCTCTTTTTATATCAGGAATCTGCTCAACCAACAACTCTTCAATCTGTCTAGGTGTTAATCCATCCTGAATACCTTGAGCAACTATTTCATTAACTTGGTTCTGACTAGTGTTTGTTACATCAAATATTAGCTGACCTAAATTAAGAATTACCCAATTCTTTATAAACTCAAGCCAAGTGCTAAGAAAAAAACCATCTGGCAGAAACTTTTTCTCTCTATTGTCCTGACGAATCCGATTAAACTCTTTAGTCGCAGAATCAACAAATACAGCTTGATAAAACTTTACATAAGCATCTTGCATCGGCAACAACGGCACAACTGGCTTAGCTTGTTCCTTCAATGCCTCTGTAAATATTTTTACTCCAAGGCGCTCGTATTTCTTTAAATCCGCTTGCGCCGACCTTCTAACCTTAGAGTAATTTATTTTATTCATTTCTTATGCTTGGAAGTCCACAAAGTCAGTTGCAGCGTTTCCTAGTGCCTCATCGCTTGGAAGTACGTTATTAGGTATCCAATGCACATCCATCGCTGGGTCTTCGCTTGCGTGCCAGTTTAACAAGCTTCTAACCTCGTTACCAGTAAAGTATGGTGACTTTCCATAAGTATCCAAAATTACTTGCACATCTGGTTGTAACTCCGAGAATGATGAAATATCGAAATCAATCACATAATCCATGCCGTAAGACATCCCTAGCCATTGCGTAAACTTCTCCTCAATCATCTGAAGCTGAGGCATAATTACATCGGTAACTAAAGCCTTCTGTGCGCCCTCTAAATTGGCATAGGTAGCGTTCGAAGTAAACAAAACAGGGTTAACTCCCCAAAGACCGCAAAGCGTTTGCAAGTCCATGTTTTGAGAATTAATAATATCCATCGCAACTGGAGACAATCCAATCGCATCGTAACGCAACGGAATGGAAGATGCAACAATCTTATTAATGTTTTTATTACCGTTTATCCTCTCATCAATCCGTTCATCCATCTTTGCCCTTTGATCAGGCGATGGCCAGAACTCAGGATTTGTAATATTCGGAGAAATTATTCCTTTTGCGCCTCCATTTTGGAAAGTCTTTTGCTTTGCAAATGTCGCTTCGTTGTTTGCTTGTAAAGTAGTTAATCCAGCCAAAAGCGGAGGCATTCCTCGCAATTGAGCGCCATTCAAATCCCAAGTTAGATTTGTGGTTTTAATATGCAAAACCTCATTTGCTGGAATCTCAATGTTCTGGTCTCCAATTATTAATTTGTAACCTCTAACTGGCTCGAATAAACTGCCAGCCACTAACTCGACATAGTTAGACGGCAAAACGTACATCTCCTTAATTTTGCCCTTATTTAGGCCTTCCTGTGGAGCAAAGCCGTAAACAAATATCTCGCCGCTAGTATTGTACCACGTTAGCATCGAATCAAGAAACTCGCTCCAAGTTTGCATTGGATTAGGGTTCTTAATCAACTGGCTTACTGGATCGGTATAACTTACATCTTCAAGCTCCTTTTTTCTAAATGCTATGCTTTGCAATCTGTTAAGCTCTTTTGAGTTATATTTTCCTCCTCTGTATTTTTTGCTTCCTTCACTCTCTTTGTAAACGTATGTAGGGCACTGCTTGCCTTTCTCGGCTATCTTTCGAATGATTGAGTAAACAAGTGCATTACCTTTGTAACCTTTGTCGATAAAAGTTTGTTGATTTGAGTCATACCAAACTACCATCGTGGAGGCCGTAAATTGGCCATAAAGTATTTGATTGAGTAGGTTTACATCGGGTTTCTGAGGTGTCGAAATAACCGTAGGAGTAATGTATGACCTTAGAGCCTTTAATAGCATAGCATATTCGTTTTAGCAAATATACTTATTTATTCTTTTCTAAAAATGTAACTCCATAAAACCAAGTTACTACCATAACAGCGCGAGCGCTCCAATGCCAATTAAATACGTTAAAATCCAATGTCACGAAAACTATGAATAAATAAGTTATTAACATTAAGATAAGCGCGGCAATAGTTTCTTTTTTCATATTGAGAATTCGAAGTTGTTTTTTACCATTAATTCTGTTAATCCCCAAACAAGCGCGTCGACTCGATCGGGCGATTTTCCTTTATCAGGGTTAAAGGTTACCATTTGCGATTCTAAGATAGGGAAACTACCAACGTGATAAATTTGCCCTTGTTCGTATAATGAATAAACGGGCTCGGCTCTTACATATTTTCCCTTTGTCGCAGTTACTAGCTTTATTCTATAGTTTGAGCCTTGCGACTTTAATACAGCTTCGACCATGTCACCACCTTGGTTTTTTTCCGCGACTATGCAGTCGGCGTTCCACCGAAACGCGGCATCATTTGCGACCTTTGCCCAATGATTAGGCGAGTATTTACCGCTTAAGTCTTCGAGAACGTATCCAAATCCTTCGCTATCTTTTCCAACGACAATTAAACCGGTTTCGTCACTTTGCATGTTTGCCGTAACTGCTGGATCGATTGCTACAATTATTCGAGAAAGGTTTGGCGCTTCATCAATTCTAGCTTTTCCAAGTATTGCGCGATTCCACAACATTCCGTCGGCGTCGTCTAACCAAGTACCCAAAAATAGATGCTCGTAACGCGCGCGATTCTCTCTTTTGGTTTTTTCCGCGGCTTGTATGAATGAATCAGATAAGTTCTCTTTGTTGTCTATGTATGTCGTGTGTATGTACGTTGTATCCGTTCGCTTCTTTTTTACAAAGTCGTTATAAATCCAATGCGACTTATAAGCGGGATTCATTACCAAAATAACGCGGTTATAATTTTCCTTCGCTCGTATTGATAAGTCCACTTTATCGAAAACGTCCGAGTCGGTTAGTTCCTCGGCTTCGTCGATCACCCATGTAGAAAGTCCGGCAATACTTTTGAGGTTCGCAGTATTAACGCCGGAACTCGTTTTGATGCCACGAAATAGAATCTTTGATCCTGTTAATTTATTGATAATCTCGCTTTGCGTTACTTCAAAGTCATTTACTTTTCCCATTATTTCTATTTTGTCTAAAAATTCGGGGATAATCGAAATAAACGCCGAAACCAAAGTATAACGCGTGAATAATATGACATGGCCTTTTTGATAAGTTAGATTTAACAGAAATAACGCCAAAGTCCAACTTTTCCCCGATCCACGTCCTCCGGTTATCAGATAATACCTTGTATCGGGTTCCTCGTAAAATAACGGCTTGTAATCTTCTAGCAAGTTGATCATTTAGAAAAGATAGGTTTGTTTCTGGTTATCCTGGTTATCCTGGTTATCCAGGTGATCCGAATCCTGGAGGGCCAAGGCTTGCGAGTCCTGGAAATCCAGCTCCTGGAGTTCGTCGTCCTGGAGTACCTTTGCGTTTTCAATCGCAACTCTTTTGCCTATCCACTGGATCGGAGGAGCGATTTTTTCACCGTTACTCGTAACGTCAATTTGTTGCTTAGGTAATCCAAAGCGATACGAAAGCCAAAGTTTTAAAGCGTTCGTGTCGCCTTGTTGACATTTGTACAAAAGCGCCTCCCAAATTTTTTCAGGTACGCAAATGGCATCTAATTGCTCTATGAGTTTGATTTCTAGTATTTTAGGCGGTCGGCCTGAATTTGGCCGCGGCCCGCCGCGTTTCTTTTTTTCCATATGTTACAAAGTACTGCATTAAAAAATAGGTTTATATTGGTTAATCAAACCAAAGGTAATTGAAAATAAATAAAAAAAAACTAAAAATAATTAGTACAAAGTATTGTATATATTACAAACCTTTGTATATTTGATAAACGAAACACATTTACTCACTTACTCACTTACTCACATGACCACTTCAAACAACACCTCCGCAAACAAAATCAACGAAAACGCAAAAGCTAATATTATCGCTTTTGGCATCATGGCCGTAGTGATAATAATCGGCGTTATTTATGGTATGCAGTTAGAATCAATCGGATATTAATCATGAAAACTTTGCTACAGATCATTTATACTATAATCGCATTTAGTCCTATTTTATTTTTGGGTTATTTGCTAGGCTTAACACTACTTAAATAACTTACTACTATGGAAAATTTTATTAATACCTTGATCATTATTGAGAAGCATTTTAGAGCATCCAAAAGCGCTTTGGCTTGCGTTTATATTGCTATGGAATTAGCGCCTTACTATGAGAAGTTAGCTTTGTTGGATGTCAAAAACCCTGGATTGGTAGTTCCAACCGTACTACATGACTACCAAGGATTAAGCGGCGATATTGATGGTTTTATCCCTAGATTATTTTAATTATTTAATACACTAAAACACTACAGACATGAAACGCATAAATAATGACATTAACGGAAACCCTAGATACGTGGTACATTTTCTAGATTTATTAACTATATCGGATATTCAAGGCCTTGACATAGACCAAAAATTTAATTTAGCCTTAGAAAAAGCCCGCAAAGTAGGCGGAAAAATTTACCGTGGTAAGGATTTCGGCGGCGGTATAGTTATCCAGTCATTTAATATACTGGAAACAATAAGGAAAGTAATTAAATAATATTTAAACAACACTAAACACTACAGATATGAAAGCTCAAAATTTATTAGGAACCGGTAACAGCAAGCTAGTAAAAACCGCTAAAGAGTTCGGCGTACGGATATTTAATTTTTCAATTCCAGCTGGTAACGACAAAAAAAGCGGAAAAATTACGTGTCCTTTTGCTGGAAAGTGTATAAAGCTTTGCTATGCAAAAAAAGGAATGTATCGCTTTGGTAACGTGGAACGCGCGCTTACTAAAAGATACGAAGCTAGCAAAGAAGATAATTTTATTGAGACAATTACGGACGAACTAGCAAAGGTTAAAAAAGATAAACAAACCTATGTCCGTATTCATGACTCAGGCGACTTTTACTCACCGGCATACTTTGCAAAGTGGTTGGAAATAGCTAGATTAAATCCAACGGTTAGATTTTACGCTTACACTAAATCGCATTCGTTTATCCGTGGTATACAATTGCCGGAAAATATAGATTTAATTTACTCGCTAGGATCAACTAAGGACGAACTAATTAACCAGGACACCGAACGTCATAGTAAAATTTTCTATTCAGCTGAGGAAATGCAAGCGAGCGGATATTCGGACGCGTCCTATTTGGATATTTTAGCGACTAAATGGCATACACCAAACCACAAAATAGGTTTAATCATTCACTAATAAAAAACACTAATAAAATGAGATCAAAATTTAGAAAATTCGTAACTATTTCAGGCCGTGAAATTTATGTACGTTGGAACCTGAGTAAAAATGTTTTCACAATTAAAACCGAATCCGCGACGTATAAAACCTACAAATTACCAGAAAATGAGTTTAATTATAATTTATTTAATAATGGTAATGATTGGCAAAATTACCTACGTACTTCTCAGGATTATTTTGTAATTAAATAAACCAAGGCCCTAGAAATAGGGCTTTTTTATCAACTTAAAACACTAATAAAATGGGAAAATTTATAAACGCTAAATTTCAAAGCGCTTGTTTTGAAACTGAAATAGTAATAAAAAAAGGCGATCCAATCTATTTCGACGGTAAGGCGTACGGCGAAAAATCGACGGTATACAAAGAAAACAAAGAAAACGCGGATTTTTTGGCCTATATACAGGCGAACGAAAACGCGTATTTCGATAATTTTTGTTTAACAAATAATATTTAAAACTATGGATTTATTCGAATATCCGGAAACATGGCCCGCTAATTTGCGGGCTATTTTGGCGCGTTACATGGCAAAGGAACAAACGTACACTAACTTAATACGACTTGAAAATGACTTATTAAAAATAGGCTATTCAATTGAGTACGGTTTGGACTGCGTCGCGTACAACTTGCAAAAAATACAGCCTTAAATTAAGCGTTTTAAGACGTTTAAATTTTAGCGTATAGATTACCATTAATAAAAAAAGATCGCTTTACCACGGGCTTAAAAATAGCCTAATTAACCAAGCGCACAAACGTAGTATAAAACAAAATAGGTAGACGAAAACCAAAGGTAGACGAAAACCAAACCAGCGGACGAAATCCAAAGCAGTAGTATAAAACAAAATAAATAGAGTAAAACAAAAGCAGTAGAGTAAAACAAAAGCAGTAGAGTAAACGCGTATAAAAATTTATGCGGTGATCCGTAGAGTAAAACAAAATAAGTAGTGGAAAAAATAACCGGTTAGAACCGGTTCCAAAATTAAAACCCAAACCAAGTAGACGAAAACAAAATGAATAGACGAAAACATAAACAGCGCCGCGATCTAGTGGAAAACAAAATCCGTAGTGGAAAACAAAATTGCCCAGTCAGTAGTGGAAAACAAAATTGCCCAGGCGCTAGTGGAAAATAAAACCGCTAGTGGAAATTAAAACCACTCAAACAAAAAACTTACCGCTAGTGGAAAACAAAAATAAATTTTACAATTCACTTGCAATTAATATACAGAAGTTTGTACATTTATATCACACTAAAACACACACACAAAATGCTAAAAGATCACCACTTTATTTTTGAGCAATCGGGATTCAGTCTCGAGCTTGAATCTTTCGAGAACGAAGGAATTGTTCTTGACCTTTATTTCGGTAATGGAAAATCGCTAACGCTAGAACTTTACGACTGTTTAACAGAAAGATTCTCCGACCATTACCGCACGATTTGTGCAATTCTTGATCCTTTTATTATTGAACAATTAGAAAACAACGTACAATTATGCTTTACGAAATGATGACCGCCACAGAATACGGAGTATTGCGTGGCTTTAGCGAAAAATCAACGAGAGTTCACCAGATCATCCGATCTGGAGTTAATCCACCAGAGTGGGTGCATCCGCCTAGAAAGCTAGGAAATCAATGGGTAGTTTTTGTTTCAACTGAATGGATAGAAAATGGTAGAGGAAATAATTAGTGAATGGATTCTCGAGAACTACGGAAAACTAGCCGATAGTGAAAAATTCGAGATAATGAAAACATTCGAATTGTACTGGGATGAATTTAATTTCCCTTACGCTGAGATTAAAACGCTAAAAAAATACCCACCCCCCCCCTTTTTTTCCTAGTAAAAAACAATAAAAAAAACACGAAACACATGAAAGAACTAATAGCAATTCAATCGGAACTAAAAGCTCCAAAGAACCAGTTTAACGCGTTCGGCAAATACAAATACCGTTCTGTAGAGGATATTCTGGAAGCTCTTAAACCTTTGCTTCTAAAATACGAATGCACCTTGACTATTGAGGACGAAGTAAAAGAGGTAGGCGGAATTGTCTTCATTGAGGCAACCGCATCGATCCAAAAAGATATGGAAGGCCGAGCGGTAACGGCGCAAGCTGGAATCGACATCAACCGTAAATTAATGGATTTGGCGCAAAGTTTCGGTAGCAGCAGCTCATATGCTCGAAAGTACGCGCTTAACGGTCTTTTTCTCATCGATGATACAAAAGACCCAGATTCCACGAACGATCACGGCGGTAAAAAAGAGGAATTAAATCCTTCGCACGTAAAGTGGAATGGCGCAAAAGATTCTCTAGCTAGTGGAAAAGTAACGCTAGACCAAATTAAGTCGGTTTATATTTTAACATCACAAAACGAAAAACTATTATTATCATGAATTTTAAATGTAGAGCAAGCGCACTTGGTCATTTGATGACCAACGCTAGAAGTAAAACAGAAACTTTGTCTCAAACGACAAAAAGTTACTTACACGATTGGTACAAAGAGCAGATTTATGGCGTAAAAAAGCAAATCAAATCCAAGTACATTGAAAAAGGATTGGCTTTAGAAGATCAGGCTATCGAGTTTTACTCGGTAGCTATGGAAAAGGATTTTATGATTAAAAATCTGGACAAATTCGAAGATGATTTCTTCACGGGAACTCCAGATTGTTTTCACGACGGAATAGTCTACGACTTTAAAACCTCGTGGGACTGCTTTACTTTCCCTCTGTTCGACGATCAGCCTGACAATGGGTACTTCTATCAACTGCAAGTTTATATGCATCTTACAGGCTTAAAAAAGGCCAAATTAGTTTACACGCTTCAGGACACTCCAGAGTTTTTGACTTACGAACAACCAGTAAGTTACGCGCACGTGGAAAACAAGTTCAGAATCAAGGAATTTAATATCGATTACGATCCAGAAGTGATTGAAACTGCGAAAGCAAAAGTTTTAGAATGTAGAGAATATTTAAACGGAATTGGAATATGAAAAAGCAAACGGCAGTAGAATGGATTCATGAGCAATTAACTTCCACTTGGTTTGACGGTAAGTCTTCCAAGGAAATACTAGAAATAGCTAAGTATAAGGAGAGAGAACAGATTGCAGACGCTCATAGAGAAGGTGCTTGGTTCTATGCAGTAAAAACCTACGAAAGTGGACATAATTACTACGAAGAAACCTACGGAAAGAAATGACACCCTACCCCCCCCCTATTAAATCATGACATCACTAAACCAGATACAAAAAGACGAGATAGTCAGGCTATATAAACTTAAAGTAATGAATAAAAATATAGCGACTATTTTAAATATTAGTAGGCACATAGTAAACAATTACATTTACAAAGACTACTTGCTTACCAATGAGAGAGCAAAAAATACGTGCGCTTACATGAAGGATGCGGATCAAATAATTGAATTGTATGTTAAAGGATTACCGTATAAAGATATTATGTATATAACTGGTGTAAAATACCATCATTTATGTGAAATCATAAAGCTAATACCTAGTAGAAGAATAGAGCCGTTATCTATAAAATTAGTACGGAAAATAGAGACCATGGTAGCGCAAAACATAAGGACTTGCGACATAGCAAAAGAGATGAATTTGGAGTACAATAAAGTCTCACATTGGGTGAGAAAAGCACGAAAGGAGGGTGTACACTAGTGTACACTAAGTGTACACCTAAGTGTAAACCAAAATCGGCCTCCATTGGCTCCAATCGCAATAAGTGAACACTTTGAACACTTTTTGACAAAAATAAAAAAAAATAAATTTTCACCTTGTCAAAAAAAATAGATTATAAAAAAAAGTGTAAACCTGTAAACCTAGTGCAAAAAACGGCCTAAAATCCCGCTAATTTAAGCGCATTGGCACTTTAGGGGGGTTTACACTAGGTGTAAACTAAGTGTAAACTTGTGTACACTTTTTTGCCAAAAACAGCTAAATTTTACCCTACCCCCCCCTTCTTTTTTCAAACCTTTGTAAAACACAAAAATGAACGTAACACTAGGAAGAGCAATTAACTTACTGAACTCAGGGTTCAGTGTAATGCCCATATCGGAGGGTAAAAAACCTTTGATTTTATGGAAGGAGTACCAGACAAAAAAGATAGAAAAGTCAGAGTTAGAGAAGCTTGAATACAAGACCAAAGGGTACGGTATTATAACTGGTTTTTACGATGTTGAATGTATTGATGTAGACTTAAAGGTATTTCCAACTATTCAAGACGGAAAGAAGTTCTGGACTGACTTTATTTCGTTTATATCAGATTATATTGATGACTTTAATAGAAAGTTTGTAATATATAAGACTATAAATTCAGGCTACCATATTATCTACAGATGCTCAAAGATAGAGGGAAACAGAAAGCTTGCAACACTCAAGGGACATTCTCAAGCTTTGATCGAAACTAGGGGTACTGGTGGATACATTTACATCTACGACAACCAAATATCTGATTTGTCTTATGAGCAAGTGCAGGAGATCACCGAGGAAGAAAGAGAGATTCTGTTTGGATTGTGCCGATACTTTCACTACGATGAAGCCAAGGAGGAAACTAAGATTGAGAATACAGAATATAGCGGACTTACTCCTTGGCAAGATTACAATCAGAGAAACAAGGTGCTAGATTTAATTGCAAATGAGTTTACCGCAGTTAAGCACCTCACGGATCGAATAGTGATAAGAAAAACTAATTCTAAGGATGCCTTGCATGGATTTATATACAAGGACAGCGGATTGTGTTATCTCTTTACTACGGCCACGATTTACCCTCACGAGACACCTTTAACTCCATTTAGTATCTATGCTTACAAGTACTTCAATGGAGACTTCTCAATGGCTGCAAAAGAGCTGTACAAGGAAGGCTATGGCGAGCGAAAGATTCGCAAGGTAGAAATAGAGAAGATTGATATTCCACAGGAGGATTTAATATTTCCGATTGATGTGTTCCCAGATTCATTGCAGAGTTATATTCTGTTAAATCAGAAAACACTTAATCATTCTATTGACTACATGGGTAGTTCATTACTTTGGCTTTTGTCTCTTTGCATTGGTAACGCTTGCAAGGTAGAGGTAAAAACGGGCTGGAGGGAATCTTGCAATATCTGGATAGGATTGATAGGCAAGGCAGGACTAGGAAAAACTCCTAGTATAAATGCGATTATATTCCCGATTGCTAAGAAGAATAGCTTTGAGATTAAGCATTACCAGAACGAGTACAAAAAGTACAAGGAATACGAGCGATTGACTGCAAAGGAAAAAAAGGATGTAGAAGAAATTAAGGAGCCTGTAAGGAAGCAGCTAATTGTAAATGACATTACCGTAGAAGCCTTGGCAGATTTGCATGAGGAAAATCAAGTAGGAATTGCGGTATTTAAGGATGAGTTAAACGGGTGGATCAAGGACATGAATAAATACAAGCCTGGCTCTGATCTCGAGTTCTGGCTATCATGCTGGTCTAATCAAGCAGCGATTCTAACTAGAAAGTCTGCAAAAAGTAGCTTTGTTGCTAGTCCATTGATTCCGGTGCTGGGTGGTATACAACCTGGAATATTTTCTCAGATTTCCACAATGGAAAACAAAGACAATGGATTCCTAGACAGATTGCTAGTAAGTTATCCCGATAAGGAGATTGAACACTACAATAAGAACTCAATTGACCAAGAAATATTGGATTGGTACGAAGCTTACATTAGTCAGTTCTATAATCTAGTGAGAAATCAAGTTTTGCAGTACAATAAGTTCGGTGAGATTGAAAGTAGAATTATTCGATTTGACAGCAAAGCAGATATTGAGTGGGAGCGGATATTTAACAACATCACAGATTTGCAGAACTCCGATGATATCTCAGAATATGTGAAATCAATGTTGAGTAAACAGAAGGCTTATGTGCCTAGATTTGCTCTTTTGATTAATACGCTTTGGTCATTTGAGACCGGAAAGGACTTTGACTTTGTAACGAAGGAATCTTTGCTAAAGGCAGAAAAGTTGAGCAACTACTTTATTGCAATGTCAAAGAAAATTAAGATTAGCAGTTTGGAATCCAATGAGCTTAGTGAAATAATTAGGTCGATGAAAAATGAGTCCATAGAAAAGAAAATCGAGATGATTAATAAGACCATTCCAGATTTTAATCGCTCTGAGTTAGCAGAGTTACTAAATGTAAGTAGAACAACGATTTATAAACACTTAAAGAAATGATAATTAATGGAAAAACATTAGGGTCTTTTGAGATTGTAAGATACTCATTTGATCAAGTAAAAGGGGAGCCAAAGATTCTAATTCATCAGATAAAGGCTTTAGATGTCAATGGTGCATACATAAAGTTTGCTAAGCTAGAATCAGTAATGCCTTACTTATGTCAATATCCTATCAACTTTAAAAACCTAGAACAATGATTGAAGCACTAGACGAATTATCGGAAATCCCATTTGATGTATTTTGGGATAAGTTTAATGAAGCAAGACCTGGGGATTATGATAAGACCTACACTCAAGGTATTTGGCTAAAAATGAGAGAAGCAAATAGGGTACTTGCATTTGAATACCTATGCAGGTTTGGAACAGATTATTATTGGCCGCATCATCATTTAGATGCATTTGATTTACCCTTCTAAATACCCTACCCCCCCCCCTATTTAATATGAAACCACTCGAAATTCTAAAACAGCTAAAGCAAGAGTCTATGTTAGAATCTTATCCTAATGTGCCTAAGTATGCTATTTCAGCACCAAAGTATGAGGATAAGACAGCTAATGGACTAACAAAATGCGTCAAGGAATTCCTAGAGCTTAGTGGATATCAAGCAGAGCGAATCAACACTATGGGTAGGCCAATAGACAACCGCAAGCAAGTGACCGATGTAATAGGCAGAACCAAGACAATCGGTTCTATGACATGGGGAAAGTCAACGGCAACCAAAGGATCAGCGGATATATCAGCTACAATCCTTGGTAGGTCGGTAAAGATAGAAGTAAAGATAGGCGCAGATAGGCAGTCAGAACACCAGAAAATCTATCAAGAAGCTATAGAAAAGTCTGGAGGTCACTACTGGGTAGTCAAAAACTTTGATGACTTCTATAAAAAATATGAAAATTTTCTTTTATCCAATAAATCAATAAGTTAATATTACAAGACAAAACAAAAACAAACAAAACAATGGCAAATTTATCAGAAATCTTCCTCAAGCAGGAAACACTAGAAACCCTACTTACCACCGTTAAGGCAAAGGGTTTAAAAGGAGTCTCTCTAACCATCTCAATGAACGATGAGGCGAACGATTACGGTCAGAATGTGCAATCCTATGTCTCACAGACAAAAGAGGACAGAGAGGCTAAAAAGCCTAAATTCTGGACAGGTTCAGGCAAAGTATTTTGGTCTGATAATAAACCAGCAATGGTAGTAGAAAAAAAGCAAGCGCATCAATCTAAAGCTCAATATGCCGAGAAAGAAAGCAACGACCTCCCATTCTAAGTTTATCCTCAAGCGTAGGTTTATTAACAACTTTAATGAATACACAGAGTGGCAAGATATCGGATATGGAGAGTTTCTCTCCATTGAAGATGTCCAAGACAAAATAAAGCTCATGATTCAGAACTATAAAAATAAGCACATGGAGGTACACTTTGAAATGAATGGCAAATTGCTAGATTTTAATGGAAATGAAATATCACATCCAATTAAATTTACACCAAAATGACTAGACATATTTTGCATTTAGTTAAATTTATAAATACGGCATTAGGCTTTATGACTTGCCTGTATTTAATAACTAAGTCCCAAGGTTCGTTTGCATTTCTACTTTGTCTTTTTATTACCTATATAAATGTTACTATTGATGAAATACTCAAACGAACAGATTAAAAGAGCAGTTAGATCCTGCGTATGTTGCCAAAACAATGGCTTAAAAGTACATCTTGACATGGAAGACCATACTGAAGCTGGAGAAATATTCTTTAACCACTTTAGTGGCATTGTTGAGCCTAGACTTACAGAACTTCTTGAGAATACTAGATACGTTATTAAGCTACAACTTATTACAAGACACTTACAACACAATTACAAATGATAAAATATAAATACGAAGAATTAGACTTTCATGTCGAATTAGAATCAGGAAAATTAATTATTGATTACGTTGAAAACGTAGCTGAAATAGAAAATCATATTGCAATAGAACTTATTGAAATATTGAGACAGAAACTTTATTTGCATAAAGAACAAAAAGAAAGTGTAATCAAAAGATTGTTTAAATGATGGAAGAATCTCAAGTACTCAATCCCTTTGGATACCTATCTGCTACCAAGGTACTCGATGAAAACCGCAAACCTAGTGAGTGGTGGATTGAGTACCTAGAGTTTAACGAAATAGTAGCTGAAAACGAATTCTATGTTCTTTTTTCAGATGGGTTACTGGTTAAAAAAGGAAGGTCTAAGTTTACTACTAGCCAGTATTTAAAATCAGAGAAGTTTGTATCCTTTAATGAATTCTATAATAAAGAAGCTTTAGAAGATGATTGGGTTATGGTTGTTGGAATAATTTAAGCAATTTTTGGCACTATGTAATAATTAGTGCCGAATTATAGTAACTAGTCAGGTGGTGGAATGAAGACACACATTGGAACTGCTTGTAAAAGTAATGGCACATTGAGATAACCTTAGATGTGCGTGCAGGTTCAAATCCTGTCCTGACTACAAGGCTAAGCGATCCCACCTGCCTACAATTGGGATGTGAGTTGTTAGTAGGTAGCCTTTCTTATTACGGCATAAATGCCACAATTAAAACAATATGATACCACCATTTGCAATCCAAGTAGAAGAAGTCCTAGAGCAGATTCATAAAATGCTTATCGACAAGAATCGTAAGTACGGCAACTCTGCTTTAGAACCACTAGGAGTATTTAGTCAGTTGTCCGCAAAACAAGGACTACTGATTCGCATTGATGACAAGCTAAAGCGAATTAAAAACGGAAGCTTAGAGAAAGATGATGAGGATGTGGTAAATGACTTAATTGGTTACCTTGTCCTTCTGAAGATCAGCGATAATGTAAAGTAGAGTTTACAAAATGCACAATAAATGTGTAATATATTGCACAATAGTATAGTTTTTACGACTTAATGAATGATATATGACACCTAAAGAAAAAGCAGAAGAACTAATAATGAAATTCAAATCAGGTGAATCCCAAGATGGCTACAATGATGTCAGAGATATACACGCTGCTATAAGATGTGCATTGATTGCAGTAGATGAGATTTTAAATGCTGTTACAGCTATAGCTGACAAAAGATATGATTATTGGAAAGAAGTTAAACAAGAACTAGAGAAACTATGAGTCCTGACATAACCATGTGCCCAGGGACAAATTGTCCCTACAAAGAAAGCTGCTACAGATTTACGGCAAAGCCAAGCGAGTATATGCAATCCTATTTTATGAATTCGCCTATTAAGGATGGCAAATGCGAAATGTACTGGGGAGATTTAAGCGAATCCATTTGGGGTCAGCTTAAAGATATCGTGAAACCTAAATAGGGCGAATCTGCCACAATTAGTAAAAATTCATGCAAGTGTCGACAAATTGGAGACGGTTGGCCACTAATATTGTCGATTTTTGGGACGAATTTATATAAAAAGGTAACAAACAATTCGGATTTTTTCCGAATAGAAACCTATAAGTTTACAAATTGGGAACTATTATAAACCTTTAAAATAACTTTTTACTTACACCAAGTGTATGTAATTTTTGCAAAGGCTGGAATTGATATTGAAAAATGTATTTGTTATCCAGGTAGCTAACCGACGCGCTCGGCTGGATCAATGAATTAACGCCAGCGCCCAAGTAAATTCCTTTCGGTTTTTGGACAATTGTCTTGGTTTCTGTGTTGGTTATTGTATTCGTAACGACTGGTATTTTAAAATCGCTTGTTGCGGTCATTTTTAGGACCTCTCCGAGGACTTCACCGCTTACGTTGGTACTTCCATACTCGAAAGGAAAGGACGCGTTAAACTGGCTAATTTGAGGCTTATAATCTACAAGGATTGTATCCCTAATAATCTGTGATTTTATCCACTTTTTTGGCACATAAACTGTGTCTTTTACCTCCACAATCAAAGTGTCCGTTTTTGTCACGGTTTCAAACTTGTATATTGTCTCGCTTTCGGTCTTTGGGAAAAATATGTAGGCAACAAGTATTCCAGCCAAAAAGGCTAAGGTTGCTATTTTTATTTTTTGGTTGTCGGTCGAGAAATTCATTGGTCTATAAATAAATTATCCTGCTCTAGTATTTTGCGTAACTCTTCGCGGCACCAATTATAAGCCTGGTAAGTTTCGTCAGATAATTCTTTGTATTTCATTTCAGAGCGTAATAATTGGTCAAAATCCCAAATGGCGCTCTTATAGTTATGGCCGTTTATTGCCGCTTGAAAATCGTCGTTTTCTTCGGGTAAATAGTATTCAAGTATTGCTTTCATAACGGAAATTTACAACTGTCTACAAGCATTTCCCAATTGTCAATATTTTTACTCCTAATTCGTCGAGGGTCTAAGGTCAAAATTCGACCGCCAGTTGGTTTAATTGGTGCGCCTCGCTCTATATGCCAGCCACCAAAGCCGTCATCGTATTCTTCTTTGTAAGCTCCAGTTATTGCCAGGTGAATTTGTTTCTGTATTAACTCGTGGTAATGCTTGCCTGGGTTGTATTGGATTGTGTCCCTGGCATCGTTACGGCTTGAATTTTCATGGATATGGCCCATAATAAAAACGTCCATATTCTCATACATTTCTAAAGCTCTAGTCAAGTTAATTGCTCCCTTTGTTACTACCCCACCCCCCCCTGAGCCGTGGAAATATTTAACCATTTTGGTCATAAACGTATTGGTCTCAATTTGTTTTTTGATGACAAGCCAACCGCCATAACCTCCAGTGAAAACGCTAGTTTTATTAGTGTAATTAAGCAAGTCAACAAATCGTTGCAAAGGGTCGGTTTCTAAGTTTTTTATAATTGCGGTCTCGTGGTTTCCGTATCCAATAACGGTTAAAAGATTAGCGTAAGGAGTCCACCATTCTACCGCATCCTCAATTACCGCGTCAATATAATTTGCTTTATTATGCTCAGGTAATACGTCCTTTTTGCTTCGCCTGGGGTCGTACTTGCCTTGCATTAAACAAAAGAAATCGCCGTTTATAAATATTGGCATTTCTTGCTCTTTGCAGTACTCCAAATGGCGCTTTAGCTTCTCTCGGTCACATTTAGGATTGTCCCAATGTATGTCAGATAATAAAGCAATTTTGGACTCTGTTTGGTCGAGGCTTATTTGGTGTAAGTTTCTCGACATTTTTTTGATTTCCATTAAATAGGAATGTAGGTTGTTTTGCCTCCCGACCGAACGGCCTTTAGCTTTTGCTTTCTATTTCCGCTTTTAACATAGCTAACGTGAACCCAGTCAGGATTAAAATCCGTTCCAAACTCCCAAATCAACTGGTCAAAGTCTAGCTTATTTTTAATAAAATCGAAAACCATTCTATTTGTAACATCGCCGTTGCTGCCATCCATGTCAATGTCAATGGCTTGGCCTTTGCAATGCTGGGAGCTTGCGCTTCCTTTTATAAAATCATTTAAAGCCTTTGATCTGTAACCGCTGGAAATAAAAATAGGCGTTTTAAAATGGTCCCTTATTGGCTCAAAAACTTTGTCCGCTAGTAACTTGAAATTTTCCAAATGCTCCGCGGTTGGCGTGTTGTCAATGCCTTGGCGCTTGGCCGTGTCGCTCCTGGTTATCTCGGCAAGGTTTAAATTAGGACTTATTTTCATTGTCTGTTTTTTTAAATATCTTTTCCGCTGCCGTTATACCTAAAGCGGCCGCACTTAATGCAGCCACGGAATAAACAAGAGCGTCGTTAGGGTTAAAATACAAAGTCCAACATAATGCAATCGCAGTAAGGACACCAACAAGCCTTTTGCTGGATGCTTGCCCATGCTCGGATAAAAATCCTTTTGCCCATGTAAAAAAGTTTTTCATCGTCCCTGGCCTCTGTAAGTTTTTGGTTTTTGCTGGTTTTTGGAATAAGCCTTTTTTGCTTTTCCGTTTCTGCGCTTGCCAAAAGAGGTTGGCTTTAAATTTGAGTTACTCCCCTTTTTCATGTTTCCGCTTTTCGAAAATTGCCTTTTCGTTTTTGATTTTAAAGACCAGCCAAACGATGGAAAGTAAAGAAATGATTATTGTAAGGAAAATATTTACGTTCATGAGGTCAATGGCCTGAAAAACATTGGCTAAAATCGCCGCAAATGTGGATGGTAATCCTATTTCGTCCTTTTGGAAAATATTCATTTCATTTAATTGCTTTTCGTTTATCAAAAATAAGTCATTTTAAA